TAAAGGTAGATATTCTGCATTTTATGCAGGGTTTTGAAGAGTTTGATAAAGATGAACTTGAAGGTATAATACAAGAAAACTACGAAGACTATGAGCCAGATCCAGATAGATTTAGGGATGAGTAAACTAATAAAAGTAAAAGATACAGAGCAAAAGAAAGCTCTTAACAATTGGGCAAAGAAAGGTTTTAACGGTAGTATTATCGCTGGTACAGGCTTTGGTAAGTCTAGGTGTGGTGTTATAGCTGTAGCTAAAACCTTATCTGATGGTGGCAAGGGACTTGTACTAGTTCCTACCCATCAGTTGCAAGACCAATTTAAAGAGGAGTTTATTAAGTGGGGCTATGAGTCTGCGCTAGATAATGTAGACATCTTATGTTATGCTTCTGCTTACAAGCTAGAGGATCAGCACTATGATGTTGTGGTCTGTGATGAGATACACCTTGGTCTGTCACCTGAGTATCGCAAGTTCTTTGAGAACAATACTTGGGACAGATTATTGTGCATGACTGCTACATTACCTGAAGATTACGAGTATAAAGAGTTGTTGTACAAGATTGCTCCTCTAGTGTATATGATAAGTCTTGATGAATGTGTAGCGCTTGGCCTTGTTTCTCCTTATGAGATAGTTTGCATACCTATACAGCTAACTGATGTTGAACAGAAAGAGTACAAGAAAGCTAATAATACATTTGTATATGCTAAATACTGTCTTGGACAGTTTGGTGCATTTGATAAAGCAAAGCATATTATGGGTGCAGGTAAACACACGGCTAGCTCTGAAGATAAAGCTGCTGCTGCACAGTTCTATCGCTCTATTAGAGCACGTAAAGCTGTGGTAGACCATGCCGATGGTAAAATTGCAGAGTTGCAAAAGATTGTTGTCAAGAACATAGGTGAAAAGATACTTGTGTTTGGTGGTAGCAATGAGTTTACTAACAAACTTGCAGATGCAACAGAAACATTCTCTACTGTATATCACAGTGGGAAAACTAAGAAACAAAAAGAACAAGCACTGAAAGATTTTAGATCAGGTGACAAGCCTGTGCTGTGTTCTACAAAAGCTTTGAACCAGGGCTTCGATGTGGCTGATGCTACAATGGCTGTTATATGTGGCTTGACTAGCAAGTCCTTAACTATGATACAACGTGTAGGTAGAATTATACGTTATCAAGAAGGTAAGATAGGCAAGATACATATCTTGTATGTCAAGGATAGTCAAGAAGAAAAATGGTTGAAAAGTAGTGTGAAAAATCTAGATAATGTGACCTGGTTACCTTGTTAATCAGGCGCATTTTTCGTAAATTTATAAGCTTATGCAATTAGAAATTGACATTAATTTATTAACTGAAAATGAGATAAGTGCAGATGATTATCTTGCTTTGTATGCTATATACAGAAAAGGATTTAAGACTCTGTCTAATCTAAAATTAAACCCTAACTGGGATGACTTACAAGAGAAAGGATTCGTTAAGATTGGCCCTGAAGGCTATGACACATACATTGTTAGGCAGAAGTTTATTGATTTGTTTGCTTCTGATTTTGATCAGATGTTTGCTCAGCTTTTGGCTACGTATCCTATGAAAGTTAGAACATCTAATGGTATCAGGGTATTACATGCTTCAGATCCAGATGCCAAGACAAACTTTAAAGCCAAAGAAAGGTATAGAAAGATTGTTTTGGATAGAAGGCACGTGCATGATCGTATTATGAAACTATTACATGTTCAGCTGAAGGTAGACAAACAAAGATTAGAATACTTACAAAATCTTGAAGTGTGGATAAACAATCACACTTGGGAAAAATACACAAATATAGACGACGATGCAGGAGAACAAGAAAGAATCACAAGAAGACTCTAACGTATTTCAAACTAGAGGATTTCAAAGAATAGACAGGGCGGTAAATCAATCTGTTGCTATAGTCAAACAGGCTAAGAAAGGGCAACGGAACGTACTAGCTACGTCCTGGAAAAGACTTAACAGGAATCTTCTAGGTGGCCTACAAAAGGGTAAGATGTATGTAGTTGCTGGTCGTCCTGGTGTTGGTAAATCAGCATTCAGCAACCAGCTAATCTTTGATGTGCTTGATACTAACAGGCACAAGAAAATAATTGTATTGTATTGGACCTTTGAGATGCCCGGTTACCAGCAGGTGATGCGGTCAGCATCAAAGGATGTTCAAAAACAAATGGCTGAACTACTGTCTGTAGATAATACATTGTCTGATAAAGACTTTGGTATCTATGCGGCAAAAGTTCAGAAGTATAAGAACTATCCTATATACTTTAACAATGTTCCTCGTAGTATGGAATACATAATGAATACTAACGAAGAACTATTTAGTCAGCATCCTGAGCACACAGTGATCAACTTATTTGACCACTCACGTTTGATACGTGGCAATGAAGAAACAGAGTTGCGCAGACTAAACACAGTATCTAAGGGTTGCATGTGGATGCAATCAAAACTTGGAGTTATTAATATATTATTATCACAGCTCAATCGTAACATAGAACAAGAACATCGTGCTAAGAATCAGTACCAGCCACTACTAACAGATTTGTTTGGTGGTGATAGTATTGGCCAGGATGCACATGTAGTTATGATTCTTAATCGTCCTTATGACTTGTATGGTATCACAGATACATACTGCGGTGAGAACCCGCAAGGGTTACTCGCATGTCATATGGAAAAGAATCGTGACGGCTTGCTTGGTATGATTGGTTATGAAGCAGACATGAGTACATTTAATATTAAAGAAAGAAAATGATGGAGTTACCAAAAACTGTGGTTAAGGCGAGCCGTAAGTCGCCTAAGAACATGATAATCTATGGTCCACCTAAGATAGGTAAGACTACAGTATTGTCACAATTAAAGGATTGTTTAATCATTGACCTTGAAGAAGGCTCAGACATGGTTGACGCCTTGAAGATTAAAGTTAACAGCTTAAAAGAACTTGGTGAAGTTGGGAAAGCTATCATAAAAGATGGTAGACCATACAAGTATGTGGCTATTGACACTATCTCCAAGTTGGAGGAATGGTGTGAAGCTGAAGCTAAAACTATATACATGCAAACTCCTATGGGTAAGAACTTTGAACAGAAGAACCCTGGTGCATCAGTCCTATCATTGCCAAACGGCGCTGGCTATTTATATTTACGTATAGCCTACAAGAAATGGATAGACAGACTGAATAAACTAGCGGATCATGTTATCTTAGTTGGCCACCTAAAGGACAAGATGCTTGAGAAGAAAGGCAAAGAGGTTGCTGTAAAGGACCTTGACTTGACTGGTAAGATCAAGCAGATTACATGTGCTAACGCTGATGCTGTTGGTTATATTTACAGAGAAGAGGATGAAACTATGGTTTCTTTCAACTCTTTGGATGATGTAACAGCTGGTTCACGTTGTCACCACCTAAAAGGTAAGACCATGCCTCTAAATTGGTCAGAAATATTTATTGATTAACCGCGTAAAATTTTAAATCATGATTGAAGCACGCACAAACAACCCTGGCGAGGTCACGCAGAAAAACGAAACACCAAACACTATTACAGTATCTATGATTCTGGAAGACTTGGACAACGGCGTTGACCGTCTAGGTATTCAAGAGAAGTATGGTCTTGAGAAGTGGGAAGTAACACAGATGTTCCAGCACCCAGCATTGAAGGGTAAGAAAGCTAGAAAGGTCCGTAAGTTGTCTTTCAACTTTGTTGATGATACAGCTGCAGATCCTAATCAGACTAGTATTCCTGTAGAAGAACCAGATGTACACCAAGAAGCTATGTCTACTATAGCAGCTACACCTGAGTTACAACAGGAAGATCCTTTTATAGGAGAGTATGGTGAAGATGAAGATGAATTTTAATTATTAAACTAATTTATTATGGCTATTAAAAGCAATGACAGTAATGTCGAAGTTGCAGGCGGAGGTATTAAACTATTTTCAGGCCTTGGCAACTTCAAAGTAATCGCAGTAAACCCTACAATGGCTGAGCTGCACGAATTGGGCATCATGGTAAAACAAGACCCAAACTATTTCGTTGAACTAAACGGAACTGAGTATTTCAAACTAACTTTCTGGATTAAGAATGAAGATCTTACTACAAGATTTGATCTTCTTATGAACGGATCAGAGCGTGTATCTCAGACAGGTAAGAACCAGTGGATTAATGCTATTGGTCAGTCTACTTGGTCTGACGGTGAGCCTGAGTATGATTGGTTCAAGAAAGAAGGTTTGCGTAAAGCATTGACCGGTGAAGAAACTCTTATCAATTTTGTTAAGCAGTGGGCTAACGTTGCTAATGGCGATGAGGCTTACTTTGATAGTATAGCTAAGATTGTTAAGGGTGATGTAACTGAGGTTAAAGCTTTGGTTAAACTTCTAGAGAGTAATGAAGTTAGATTACTGATTGGTGTTAAAGATGGTAAGTATCAGACTGTGTACACAAAAGTATTTGGTCGTGTAAAACCTCAACGTGATGACTTGTTCGTTAAGAATCTTAATGATGATTATGGAACATTCAATGCAGAGTTTGACACGACGTTAGCTTGGGGTGCATTTAGTCCTGAACTAGCCGTTGTTACTCCAGATGCTGACTCTGATAATGTATCAGAAGATGAAGACTGGGTGTAACATTATAGTAGTATGGCCTTGTAACCTAGTGGTTATATGGCCTAGTTAATCAAATAATAAAGGGTAGTGTAAAAGCTACCCTTTTTTATTTTAAATTCGCAAACTATGATTAAAAGCAGAAGTAGTGAGGATGTATTGACGCCTGATAGAATACTATCAAAGATTAGTGAGGTAGATATATTTGCATACTATTGTAATTCTTTTAAACAGTTGGGTGTTAAATTTTGCAGTGAGATTAGACAGGATAAGAAACCAGGTGTTTATATTATACTTTGGAAAGGTAGACTTTTGTACAAAGACTTTGCTTATCCGGATCATAAATTTGATTGCTTTGGTTATGTCATGGCAGCATACAATGTTTCTTTTTATTCTGCTCTTCGTATAATTGACAATGACTTTGGTCTTAATCTTGCATCAAGCAAAGAGGAGATGGCTTTCACCAAAGGTTACCTTGGGTATCAATCTAAAATAAAGATTGAAAACAAAAAAGTAACTATAATTAAAAAGAAGTCTAGGCCTTGGAAGCGTAAAGATGCAGATTTTTGGTCTCAATACTTGATTAGTAAAAAAACTTTGACTAAGTTTGCAGTTAGCCCTATCTCACACTACTGGATTAATGACAGTAGATTTACATGTAAGCTTAGCTATGCATATAAAATAGGTAGGAAATACAAAATTTATTCACCTTACGAAGAAGTAAAGTGGATGAGCAATACTAACTCTAAACAAATTCAAGGATATGATCAATTACCTAACAAAGGGGATCTCTGCATTATCGCATCATCTCTCAAAGATGTTATGTGCCTTTTCGAGATGGGTATCTCTGCAGTCGCCATGCAATCAGAAATGCAATTGCCACTGCGCAGTACAATCGAAGAACTAAAACAGAGATTTAAACAAGTTGCAGTCTTTTATGATAATGACTTTACTAATCCCAACAATCCTGGTCAGACCATGGCTAAAAAGATTTGTAAAGAATATTATCCTATGAAGAACATTCTCATACCTGACGAGTATCAATTAAAAGATCCGTCAGACTATGTTGCGCACTTTAAACAAACAAAAGGATTACAAACATTGATAGACATACAATTGTGAAGCGACGTACACGAAAACCAAAAAACAAAAAAGTAAGAAACGCTACCGCTAAGGTTTATAAGGGTATTAAGTTCAGGTCTAAGCTTGAACTTTTTACGTATAAGAAACTAGAAGATGCAGAGATTAAATCTTTGTATGAAAAGAAGAAGTATGTTTTACTAGAAGGTTTTCATTATACAGCTGAGTGCCACGAGCCTCACAAAACAAAAGGTTATATCGATAGTGGATATAAGGTTAGGGATATTACATATACTCCTGACTTTGTAGATCCTAATGGTAAATGGATTATAGAAGTAAAAGGTTTTGCAAATGATGTCTTCCCTTTGAAGTGGAAGATGTTTAAGAAACACCTCATGGAACTGGAGAATCCTCCAGTATTATACCTGCCTAAAAATCAAGGCCAGGTGCTACAAACAATAGAATTAATTAAACAACTTTAATTTATGGAATACACAGAAGATTTGGTCCTCCGTCTGGATGGGCTTGGGATAGATATGTCCAAAGGTCACAGTGATACAGCCAAGCAACTTAATAAGTTGTATGAAGAAACAAGGTACAATACATTTGGATACCTTGAAGATCTTGAGAAGTTTGATAAAGTCTTTGAACCGGTATATGGTTTGGAGTTTTTCATACTAGTCAGAGATGTACAACAACAATTCTTTAGAGAGATTAAGTATGCTGAGCTATCAGCTGAACTAAATGAAATACACGAACAAAGTAAAATAAATAGACATGAGTATAAAAACGATTGATAAGCAGATCAAAGGATCTGAAGGCCTTGCTAAGAAGATTAACAAGGGCGCTGAAAAGATGGTATTTGACATCTTGCAGTCTACACAGTACTCTACACCTATCCCGTCTACAGTGCGTGAGTTGGCTACCAATGGTGCCGATGCGCAGCGTGAGAAGGAGATGGCTATAGAGATACTAACTGGTAAAGCTAAAGCAGAAGATTACTACATTGAGCGCCACGGCGAGCAATATAATGATAGTAACTTTGATATTAACTATTACAATCTGGATCATTTAGATACAGAAAACAACGACGTACTAATTACATACAAAGAGAATGAAGGAACAGGATACTGCGATGTAGTTACGATAAAAGACCACGGTGTTGGTATTGGTGAACGTCGTTTGGAAGGTGTGCTTGAGCTTGGTTATTCAACTAAGCGTAATACAGCTGAGAACTTCGGTGCGTTTGGTCTTGGTGCCAAGGTTGCATTGTCAACTGGTGTGGATTTCTATACTATAGAGACTGTACATAATGGTAGGAGGTTCAAAATGAACTGTTACAATTACAAGACAGACTTTATTATACCTGCGTTTAATCCAGGACTAGGGCAGCCTAATCCTTACATTACACTTAGTGATGGAACTAAGGTATACTATGAAGATGCCAAAGCAAAGAATCAAACCATAATATCGTTTGGGGTCAAAAAGCACAACAGACGAGATTACCGTGATGCGGTAGAAGAGCAGTTGATGTATATGCCTAACATTAAATTTAAGCGTATTGCAGAAGATGGTTATGAAAGGGAAGAAAACATTCACCCAAGAGTTATGCACAACTCTGATAACTTGATTATCTCTGATACATATTTGTTTAGTAAACCGCACATTGTATTAACTAAAGATGTAGGCGCACCAACCGGTGTTAACTATGGCTTTGTTGATTTCCGTGAGTTGGAAATGCAGCAGATGTGGGGACCAATTGCTTTCAAATGTCCTGCAAGACAAGTAATCAATGACCCAGATACTGGTGAAGAGATTGTATTGCAAGATGGTGTAGATGTTACGCCGTCACGTGAGAAGGTAATATGGAATGAGAACACTAAAGCATACATCAAGTCTGTAATTGAAGCAGCTGCTGATGAAGCTAGTGAGATTGTACAAGAAGAGCTTAAGCAAACAGACTTTGTGTCTTGGTTGATAGCTTGTAAGAAAGTCTTAACTAAAGCTGACAGCGGTAGTGTGCTTGGTAGATTGTCTAACATTATTGACCAGGAACA